GGTTATTCCTACGACAGTGTGAGCGACGGGAGCGGAAGATACAAGCGTTCATATCTGACGCTATATCCACCGTTGACTCAATTGAGCCTAAGAGTGAAGCTGAAAGAGTTCTCAAGGAAATTGAGCAAGAGCAGGTGTTGACGGGAGGAGGATATGATAATACTGATCTATTCCAAATCACGAAATCAGCACTAGATTTCCTTGAGAAATGTTCCCATGACATCGGAGAACCTGAAGGACCGTTATCTAAGATATTAATGGAGAGCATTATAGAATTTAAGAGGGAGTTCTATACAGACATCAGAATCACCGAAGGCACACTTAGATATGAGAGTTTCATGTTAGTGAGGCTAATGCAGGAGTCTGATGGTATGATCGGTTTTCCTGTATTTGCAAAAGCATCGAAGGAGCTAGACAAACAGCTAGCGCTACGTATCTCCCGGTGGTCTGGGGTTGACTGCCGATGGATGGTTGGTTCCATCGTAAAAGGGAGAACGGAGGAGGGATCCGTGGAGCGGGTCGCTCAGGTCGTGGATGCGATGTGTTATGCATTGGATCACATGATTGCTCATCCTGACGATGTGAGGTTTGACGCACTGATTTGGACTCTCGCTCGTATACAGCGACACGGTTACAATGTGGTGGATGGCCGACTGGAAGCGAAGACTGGAAAGGCTAGGTCGGTATCACCCAACGCAGCATTCTCGGGTGCTCAGGAAGCAATGTCATTCGATCCCTTCATTAAGTGGATGAAGGAAAAGAAATGCTCTTGGATGCCCAGCCTGCAGGATCGAGAAACGGCGGATGACCTTATATGGAACTGGTATGAGACAGTTCTCGTTCCGAATGATATGCGTGCTTTGCCGGCGGATTGGTCCGGGTACGATAAGACTGTGAAAGGATGGATTCTTGCCACCATTTTGTATCATGTGGTGAGACCACTCTACCACTTTGACGATCAGAAGTGGGTGGACTTGGCGATCGTCTCACTCGTCTTTAAGTACTTCTTCATCAACGTTACCGCTGCAGAGGCGAACCCTGAGTTATGGGCTACGATCCGCAGCAAATATGATGTAGCGGCAATTAATGACGACTTTGTTCTAGTTGGGACGTATAATGGTCTCGGGTCTGGAGCTAAGTTGACACACGTAGGTGGCTCACTGTATGGGGAGCTCGTTATACACAGGTGTATCCCGAAAGTCCTCGGATATAAGGGCGTTTCGGGGCCCCAAGCTGGGGATGATACATCGGTCGCTGTACCCATAAGCATGATAGATGTTACCTCAAAGGAGAAGACATATGCGCCTATAGCTAAGGCGGCAGCCATGTGGGGCCTTGAACTAAATGCGTCGAAGCAGATGTGGGTAGTCGGGGCCGGTGAGGTTACTAACATCTTCTTGCAATATGCGTATAACTATAATGCTCAGATAAAAGGGGTAGGTACGGCTGTGAGATACTATGT